AACAAAAAAAATTTCAGACCTACAAAGTCTGGAGCAGGTATGACACGAGCCGGTGTCGCTGCCTATAGAAGAGCAAATCCCGGTTCTAAATTAAAAACAGCGGTGACTGGAAAAGTTAAACCAGGATCTAAAGCTGCAAATCGACGTAAGTCGTACTGTGCAAGAAGCGCAGGCCAAATGAAAAAATTTCCTCAGGCTGCAAAAGATCCTAATTCAAGACTTAGACAGGCTCGCAGAAGATGGAAATGTTAAATGCAATTAGAAACAACAATAAATCGTTTAATTAGATACATAAATAAACGTACAGAAGAGTTGTCAATAGCCGTAACGTCCGGAGGTATTGACAATATGGAAAAATATAACTATATAATAGGACAAATAACAGCCCTAGAGGCAACTAAACAGGAACTCTCTAACCTGCTAAATGATAAGGAGCAACATGGAACAATCATCGACATCAAAGATAAAACTACCGAATAAAAAATTGGTAGGAGTCACAGAAACAAAAGAAAAAGATTTTACAGCAGAAGATTCAAATAAACTACCGCAGCCAACTGGTTGGAGGATGTTAGTTTTGCCTTTCAAAATGAAAGAGAAAACTAAAGGTGGGTTAATACTTGCCGAGGCAGCCTTAGAGAGACAACAAGTTGCGTCGCAATGTGGTTTAGTTTTAAGAATGGGTCCAGATTGTTACAAGGATAAGGAAAAATTTCCTGAAGGTCCTTGGTGCAAAGAACAACAGTGGGTAATGTTTGCCCGTTATGCTGGATCAAGAATAAAAATTGAGGGAGGAGAGATACGTCTGCTAAACGACGACGAAGTTTTAGCAACCATCGAGAATCCAGAGGATATCTTGCATGAATATTAAAAACATAGGAGGAAACTATGCCAACTGAAGAAAAAATGGTTGATCTAGATACATCCGGCGAAGGTGCTGTGGTTAATCTAGAGGAACAAAAAGACGAATCGGTTGTAGAAACCGAAGCGCCTAAAAAAGAAGACGTTAGTGAAGAACCAGTAGAAACGAAACAAGAAGAAGTAAAAGAAGAACCAAAAAAAGATGACGAACAACTTGAAGAATATAGCAAAGGTGTTCAAGGTAGAATTGCAAAACTTACACGTAAAATGCGTGAAGCTGAAAGGCAAAGAGATGCAGCTACTGAATATGCAAAATCAGTTGAACAAAGAAGACAGGCTTTGGAAACAAGGTTTGAAAAAACTGATGCTGACTATATTAAAAAGTTCGAAACAAGTATCAACACTGGTTTAGAAGCAGCTCAAAAAGAACTTGCTGCAGCTATATCTGCTGGTGATGCTGAGGCACAAGTACAAGCAAACAAAAGAATTGCTACACTTGCTTTTGAAAACGCTAAGTTAGAGCAAAGTAAATCTGTAAGAGAAGAAAAAGTATCTAGACCTGCAGATGTTAGAGCTCCAGAACAACCTAGAACTCAAATGCAAGAACCAAGCGATCCTAGAGCTGAATCTTGGGCTTCAAAAAATTCATGGTTTGGACAAGATAGAGCCATGACATATACAGCGTTCGAAATTCATAAGGATTTAGTTGAAAAAGAAGGTTTCGACCCTAATTCTAATGAATATTATGTTGAAGTGGATAAAAGAATCCGTGTTGACTTTCCGCATAAATTTGCTACAACTGATATTAGAAACACGACCGACCCCGTTCAGACGGTGGCTTCAGCAAGAAGAAGTGTAAGGCCTGGTCGCAAAACTGTGAAACTCACATCATCACAGGTAGCAATCGCTAAAAAATTAGGTGTGCCACTCGAAGAGTACGCAAAACAATTAAAAAACACGGGAGGAGCGTAAAATGGAAAAAGAAAAAAATACATCTCGTGCGAGCCAAACACGGTCAAAGTCTGAAAGACCAAAAGTGTGGGTTCCACCATCATCTCTAGATGCACCCCCTGCGCCTGATGGATTCAGGTACAGATGGATAAGAGCCGAAGTAGGAGGCTTTCAAGATACGAAAAACGTAACTGGACGATTAAGAGAAGGTTATGAATTAGTTCGTGCCGAGGAAGTTGAAAATGCAGGTGACTATCCAATTCTCGAAGACGGGAAATACAAGGGAGTGATTGGGGTTGGTGGCCTTCTACTTGCGAAGGTACCGATCGAGATCGCGCAGCAACGTCAAGACTATATGACTAATCGTCATAAAGACAGAAGCGAAGCAGTAGCAAACGATCTTATGAAGGAGCAGGATAGTAGAATGCCTATCAACGTTGATAGACAATCTCGTGTAACCTTCGGTGGTACAAAGAAATAAAATTATTTCGTGGGTTAATCCCTATCATCGATTTAACGTTAATCAGTCTATGGCAACATAGACACAAGGAGAAACAACATGGCAAATAAAAACACACAAGGTTTTGGACTTATTGCTGCGGGTATGCTCGGACAAACTCCGGCTACACAAGGCTTAGGCAAGTACAAAATCGATGCTGGTTATGCTACTACGCTCTACAATGGTGGTGCTGTAGCTTCTGCTGCTGGTTATATTGTTGATGGTCAGGGAACTGACACAGCAATTATTGGTACATTGAATGGAATCTTCTACAACGCGGCTACAACTTTGAAGCCGACGTTCGCGAATTTCTACACTCAAGTAACACCAGCGAACTCAGAAGATATAGACGCTTTTGTATTCGATAGCCCAACACAGCAATACGTAGTATCAACTGATGCTGCGGTAGCTCAAGCCGGTTTTCTAGAAACGTATGACATGAACGCATCAGCTGGTAGCGATATCACTGGTAAGTCTTCATCTACACTAGATATCGGTGACACAAGTGCGGACGCTGCCACATTCAGATTGTTAAGAACTGCAGAAGATCCTGAGAACGAGGATATTACTGTTGGTTTTGCATCTGTAGTGGTTGTTCCAAACTTGATTGAACTACAATCATAATCTGAATAGGAGATAAATTATGGCAATATCAAGATCACAACTAGTTAAAGAACTAGAGCCAGGATTGAATGCACTATTCGGCCTGGAATATAAGAGGTATGAAAATCAGCATGCTGAGATTTATACTACAGAATCATCTGACAGAGCTTTTGAAGAAGAAGTAATGTTAAGTGGTTTTGCAAACGCGCAAGTAAAAGCAGAAGGTGCAGGAGTCTCTTTTGACGAAGCACAAGAAACTTTTACAGCGAGATACACTCACGAGACCGTAGCTCTAGCATTTGCTATCACGGAAGAAGCTATCGAAGATAATCTCTACGATAGACTAGCTTCTAGATACACAAAAGCTTTAGCAAGATCTATGAGTAACGCTAAACAAGTAAAAGCAGTTGAACCTTTAATCAACGGTTTTGGAACTTTCAAAACTGGAGATGGAGTTGCTTTATTTAGTGATTCTCACCCGACAGTAGCAGGAACGTTTTCAAACACGTTAGGCACTGCGGCAGATCTTAACGAAACTTCATTAGAACAGTCGATGATTGACATCGCGGCTATGACTGATGAAAGAGGTCTAAGAGTTGCAGCAAGAGGAGTAAAAATGATTATTCCTTCGAAGCTTCAGTTTACAGCTGAGAGATTGATGAAATCTCAAGGTAGAACTGGAACAGCTGACAATGATATCAATGCAATCGTATCAATGGGTATGGTTCCTCAAGGTTATAGAGTGAACAACTACCTAACAGATGACGATGCGTTCTATATCTTGACAGACGTGCCAAATGGCATGAAAATGTTCAACAGAGCTCCATTAAACACTGCAATGGAAGGTGATTTCGACACTGGCAACGTAAGATACAAAGCTAGAGAAAGATACTCATTTGGAGTATCAGACCCTAGAGGTATTTTCGCGTCACCGGGTGCGTAATAACTAATTAAAAAGGGGGCTTTCGGGCCCCCTTTTTTTATGGTAGAAAGATAATATTCATGAAAACATTTCGCATACAAATAAGAGCATATGGCTATTATGCTGACTTCAAACTTGCATCAGAAGACAGCTCTGAAGCTTTCAATAATTCACTAGTTGACAGACTAGGAAAAAATGATATTGTATGGGAAAAAGATGGATTTATTGACCATCGAAAACTATGGCTAACTTACGAGGAGATCATAGATGCAGACACAAGTAAGAGACCTTTACAAAACGAAGAGGGGTCTCGAGACAGAGTGGGCGGTGCAACAGCGTGATAACCAAAGGTATACTTTGGACATGGTCAGAATTGACAATAAAATCAGAGAAGTTGTTAATCAGATCAAGCAGGAAGAAGCTAAAGTAGCTAATCTTGTTAATAAAATTGAAGACGCAGCACCCGAAGTTTCAGTAGCTACTTAGTCCAAGCTACATCGCTGAAATCGTACTTTCCTATAAGGCTCTCTTGCACTTCATATAAAACTAAGCTATAAATTACCCACTATACAAAATAAAGATCATAGACGCGTATAGTCGACGGCCTAGAGACTATGATCTGTAAACTAGGAGGATATAAATATGGCAAAAACAACGTTTTCAGGACCGGTGATTTCCAAAAATGGATTTCAAAATACGGGACCTGGCATGACAGTTAGCTTAACAGCTGACACAACTTTGACAG